CAAACCGCAGATGCTCAAAGCCTTGTTTAACGGAACAACGGGCGAGACCTGCGGCGTAAGCCGCACGGGGCGACGAAATAGGGGAAGGCGCGATCTTATAATTAAATGTCGCGTCTTACCAATAGGGTGCTTGATTTATAGGGCTTTTGTCGTGTTTCAATATCTGGCTGGGCCAAAGGTGGGCCAAAAACACGAAATTACAGCTTGTTCAGTTCGGTCCAGTCGGAGGTGGAGTTGATCCACTTCGCATAGGTCGAGAGCAACATTTGTACACTGTGACCCAGCTGGTTTGCAATAAACGCAGCGTTCATGTTGGCCATCAGGCACATCGTTGCATAGGTGTGACGGCAGTCGTATTGCCGGCGCCTACGAATACTCAGCCGTTCCAGCGCTGCGAGGAAGTACTTCTTCGGCGTGCTGTCTGACCTGATCCACTCGCTGCTGGCGTCCGCCGGCGCAAAGACAAATTCCGCACCATCCGCTGCCAATGACCGCGCGACCTGAATGGCATTCAGCGCCCGATCATTGAGCAGCACATCCCTGACCGTTTTGGTTTTTATCCTTTCGAACAACTCCCCTTTCACGATCACCCGGCATACGTGTGCCCTTCTTTTTTCCTCGTCGACCTCTGACCATTTGAGCGCCCGTATCTCGCCTGGCCGCATGCCAGTGAAAAACGAGAACTCAAAGTAAGCGGCGTAGAGCCTGGTGGGTCCCTTCAAATGCTCGTACATGTCGGCGATGATCCGCTCGGCATCATCACGCTCGAACGGATCGACCTGCCGTTTGGCGATCTTTGCCCTGGGAATCGACAGGCACGGGTTGCGCGAGATATGCCCATCCATCACTGCCGTGTGCAGAACACTCGACAGCTTGTCCGTGGCATTGCGGCGCACGCCCGGCGACTCCCAGGCGATCGTGGAAACGACCTTGCGCAGATCCGCCGAGGTGATGTTGTCGATTCGCTTGCTGGCCAGCGCCGGCACCAGAACCTGTTGAGCACGCTTTTGTAGTTGTCACGCGTGCTGTCGACGATCTCCCGGCTGTCCAGCCAAATCTGGGCGAACTCGCCGAAGGTCGGCGTCTTGCGGTCGAGCAGGTAGTTGGAGTTCGGGAACATCTGGGCGTAGAGGTCGTCATTCATCGCGCCCAGCTTGATCAGTTCCTTTACACGAGCACAGAGACTGCCGGCCGCCGCGAGCCCCTTGGCGTTCGGCTTATAGGGAGTCGGCTCGCTTCGACGCTGACCGTTCCAAGTAAAACGGATCCGGACGCTTTCGCCGCGTGGCTCGACGCCATCAGGGAGGCCCATTGATTTTCTGCCCATGTGTTGTATCGCTCCAGGCTGTACATGATTCGTCCGTTCACCTTCCCCCAGACGCCGAGCGGGATGACGCCGGACAGGCGCTTGTGTTCGAGGGCTTTGGAAGTGGTGCCGATCAGCTCGGCAAGGCGTGACTCCAGGACCTTGTCCACCAGCAGCGCGGCTGGGTCGTCGAGGATCTGCAGTGGTTTCGATGACATAGCTGTCTCAATGCCGCGCGTGGCGGCAGAAGGTGGTTATTCGGGTTTTGCGGGGAACCACTCGGTTTCGTATTCGAACTGAGTCACGCGCTCGATTTCGATGCTTGGCAGCTCTCGGCGGAAGGTCTCGGTGCCGCAGGGGTTTTTCACGTAGTTCGCTGCCTCGTCTATGAATTTCGCCTTGAAGATGCGCAGCAGGTGGTCGGCGGCCTTCTCGTACTGGTCTTCCTGGTAATTGGCTTCACACACGCCACCGCGGCATACCCGCCAGACGATCCGCTTTGGCTGCGCCTCGGCAGCTTTGATCTTTTCGTCCATGGCATCACGGGCGAATCGGAGCTGGTCGAGTGTCAAGGTGGCCACCCAATCGGTGGTGCTGACGCTCTGGGTGTGGCCCATGTGGCACTTGATTTCAGGCATGCGAAGTCCTCGCCCGCCGTTCACCGGTAGGCTGTTAAGTGAAAAATTTTTGGTTAGATCAATCCGTTATTGCGCCCCGCTATATGGGGCGAAAGTAATTACATTTGTTTCATCTGATTGACGGGCAAAGGGCGTACAAGGGAGGGGGGAATCAACCTCAATAAGCGAGAATAAAATGCATCCACCCAAGCAGCGGCATAAAGTTTTCTGGGAATGGTCGGACTGCGAATTGCACAGCCGTTGTCAGGATGGTGTCGTAGTTGGCGTTCAGATTGACGTTCAGGTCCGAACATCTCGTGCGGGAAAAGTGCAGCTATTCATTGGGGGATATGACAGCGATGGTAGGATGGTTTTCGAGGAATACTACAAAGAGCGCCCAGAGCAAACGATGACTAGTGCGTTGGAATGGGGAGTCGCCCGCGCCGAGCGTTTAGCAGTGGAGCCATCAACGACGACATATAAAAATCACGAAACTGTCAGAGATATTAAATTGGGTGAAGCGTAGTTGTTGCAAAGTTTTAATGCGGCAATGTGGTGAGGCTGAACTAAGGTTTATCGGTTCGCCTCGCCAGTTGCGTTACACAGCTCCCTTCCTGAGGTGACTGGTGAGGCGAACCATTTCCGCCGCGGCCCCTTGTAGCAGTACACGTAGGCGAACCAGGCGAGGGCGAGTATCGGCATCAGTAATCCCCCCAACCAAGTTCCTGTATGTACTCGCTGGGGATCACGGCGGTGTCCGGCGTCTCGGTTACGTCCACAGACGGATCACCGAAGTAACCAATTGCGGCCTTTGCTCGTTCGAGCGAAAGCGTGGCGTGCCGGATCTGCCATTGCTTGCGCAGCTTGTACGAGTTCAGGGCCCGCTCTTTTTCCGGATAGGCGAAGCACCTCGATGCGAAGTACTGGTGCTTCAGCACGCGCTTACGCTGGCGTTTCAGCATGCTTGCGGTCCAGCTGTGCTGGTGACCTTTGACCAGCTCGCGATAATCCAACTCGCTCGCCAAGTACCAGCATTTATCGGTTTCAGCGTAAGCCACCCATTTTTGCAGCGTGACTGTCAGGCCTTCCGGTCCGATGGAATCGACGTATCGGAAATGGTCAGGGCCGGGAGTTGTGTTTTCCATGGGCAATACCTGTCCTTTGCCGCTATAGCGGCTGACTTTGAAGGGGGGAGTTACTGCGATGTTTGGGTGATGGCGCGAACAGCTGCGTTGTATTCGATCGGATCGCCGTTCGGATAATTCTCGATGATTGCCCGCAGGCGTTCGCGCTCAGCGTCGGATGGTTTCGCGGTCAGTTCATCAATCCGCTGATCCGCTGCGTTCAGGCGCTGTTGCAGCTCTGCCTCGCGGGCTTGGGCACAGGCGATGAATTTCGAAAGCGTGCATGCGAAGTCGGCGGCCAATCGCTCTTTGATGTAGGTCGTGAAGTCGTGCCGCCTTAGCACTGTCACAAACAGATTGGCGACGAATCCGCGTCCGCCTTCTGAGGTATTCAGGTCAAAGCTGGGCTCGACCGATTTGTTTTCTGTGGGCATGGGGGGAGCCTTGGCCGATGTTCGGCTACAGTAGGTAAGTCATCGAAATGGAGATCGGACATGCAATGCTTAATTTGCCAGGCTGCTTCTAAAATTGTTCACATGGCAGGGTGCTGGTCCGAGGTCAAATGCTCGGCCGGATGTGGACACTTTAGGGTCTCAGCGAACCTTGTTGAGAAGATGAAATTCAAGAACGAATTCTTTGACGTTGAACGAGCAAGGCAATGGCTCGGGATGGCTCGGAACGAGGGGCCAATGCCGTTGATATCGACCTTCGATTACAATGTTTCTTTGTTGCATCGTGCCGCTAAAGAGCGCTCTGACAGCTTGCCCAGTCGCTCTAGGTAATCGATGGCGTTGGAATAAATGGACTTCTGACTTCGATCCGCCTGGTCATGCCCGGGCGGTGGAGGGAAGTGAGGGATCAGCTACAGTTGAGCAACCAACAACAAGGAGGTCGCCATGAGCTGCTACATCTGCGGTAAAGACGTTGAGCTTATTCAAACTCCCGATAGCAAGGAGTGCCCTTGCCCGGATTGCGGTCACTATCGGATTTCCGGTACAGCGATAAAGCTTTACGAAGACAACAGTTGGAAATTTGACGTCGAGCTGACACGTCAATGGCTTGCCTCGCAGCAAGGAAGCGGAAAAATTCCATTGATTGATTCTGATAGGGCCAAGTTGTTGATCGGACGTTAGGCGGCAACTGCTTCGCGTTCTGCCATGCGCCATGGGTCGTTGGCCCGTGCCAGTGCAGCCATCGGCGGAGGGCTGACGCTGTTCCCGCACATGTGGACCTGCTGAGTTTTGGTGAACGACTTGCCGTCGGCGCCATGGCTGATGATGTAGTCGGCGGGGAAGCCCTGAGCCTTGTACAGCTCGGCCGGTTGCAGCATCCGCAGGCAGATGTCGACGATCACGTACGGCGTGCCCTTGATGGTCACGGTAACCAGCGCCAGGCGATCCTTGGTGGTGATTGTTGGAGTTGGCTCGCCGGCGCCGCTCACGTTCTCGGTGCCATAGTAGCTGATCAGGAATGCCGCGACCCGCAGCGCACCGGCTTCAACCTCCGGCGAAAGCTGAAACTCGACCAACGAGCTTTTGCCACCGCCGCCCGCCGTAATGGTTGGTGTTGGCTCATTCACGGCCTGGCCAACGCTGGCGCCGAACTGCCGCTCCATGAACGCAGTGACCAGCCCATGGTGAGTTCCGCCGGCGCTGATGGTGTGCAGGGGATCTGCTGCGTCCCGCGCATCGCAGTTGCCGCGCAGATGCACCAGGTTGGCCGTAACCAACTGCTGCTGGCTGCCGGTGTTTGTCACCGTTGTCATTGGGTCTTCGATGCTCTTGGCATCGGTGGCGTTGAAACCGCCATTCATCTGGGCCATGAACACCGTCGAGATGCCCATTGCGTGGGCGCCCCCAGCCGGACTCTGGTAGTTACCACCGCTGGTGATGGTCGGCAGCGGCTCGTTGAGTGCCTTGCCTTCATCAGCAAACCGGAACTTCACCAGGTGCGCAGCGGCAACCGCGTACTTTCCACCAGATGCCATTATGGTACCGAGCGGTTCATGCTGGTCGGCTGTACGCGGTGCGGACTCGGGCTTGTCTCCGTTGCCCAATTGCACAAGCGCGGCCGCAGATAGCGTCAACTCTCCGCGGTTGGCACAGGTTATTGTTGGCATCGGCTCGCCCGGATCGTTGATGCGATCGCTACCCTGGTGCGTGGCTGGCGCGATGATCGGGTTGGCCATGGCAAATGATCCACCGCGCGGCCAGGAGGTGACGGTGCGTAGCGGGTCATGTGCTGACTGGACGCTCTCACCAGACCAGTTCGCGATAGGTACGATAAACGGGTCAGCGGCATCAATGACGAACTTCTTCATACCCTTGGCGATCCTGCGCAGGGTGGCCGGTGCCAGTGGCTTTGGCCGGTCGAAAATGCTTTTGCTCGGGATGGTCCAGTCGATGCACTCTGCGGCCGTGCGCCACTTTTGCTGACCCTTTCCCGGGTGCTTGGCGTGGGTCGGCGCCGGCCAGGTAATTCGCTCGCCGTCGCAGCGGGCGATCATAAACAGGCGTTCCCGACTGGTCGGCGCGCCGAAGTCGCAGGCCTTGATCACGCGCCATTCAACGACGTATCCCAGGTGTTGCAGCTCGGCGACAAAGGTTGCCCAGGTCTGACCGCGCCGCTTCGGATCAGGGACCAAGAACTGCTGGTGGACCGGGACGACCTCGCCCGGCTCGGCAATAGCGCCGCCCAGCTTCATTACTCGGCCGGTCACCTTGCAGCGCTTGGCGATCAACGGCCCCCACTGGAGGATCTGCTTCACGTTCTCCAGGCTGATGACGCGGGGTTTCTTCTTGCCGGCCCACTTCAGGCCGATCCACGACAGGTTGCGAATCTCACGCTTGCGTGGCTGGCCGCCGGCGGCCTGGCTGTGATGCGTGCAGTCCGGCGACATGTGGAACCAGCCCACGGCCTTGCCGCCGCACTCGGTGTCGGGATCACCCTCGAACACGTCAGTGGTGTAGTGCACGGCGCCTGGGTGGTTGACGGTATGCATGCTGATCGCTTGAGGGCTGTGGTTCTTCGCGACGTTCACCGCGCGACCCAGGCCCATTTCCAGTCCGGTACCGGCGCCGCCACCCCCACAGAAGAAGTCGACAACGATCTCATCGTCCTGAGTGCTGAAGCCGAGTCCGTATTGAGTTTTGAAATCGAAGGGGTGTTTCTTCTGTTGTGCGGACATAGGGGATCCTCGCCGGCTGGCGTGATTCGTTGAAGTGGGGTATTTATTTATGTCGACTCAGCCTGGCAGGAGGCCTACATGAGACTGCAAAGCGATATCGATGCGCTCGCGGCAATCGAGGAAGACGCTCAAATGATGCTCAAGCGAATAGGGATCCCAGACGACAAGCAGAAGCTGGAAGTCGTCATTTGCTTGCGGCAGATCATTGAGCTGGCCAACTACAGGAAGGCGATTGACCGATTCACTGAGCCTTCAGCACGGTAGGTAAGGCCGGTTTCCCGGCCTGTGGCAGTTACTTCGGATCGAAAGCGCCCAGCGACAAAGTTGCGGCTTCACCGATATTGCGCTGGAGCACGGTCTTGAATTCCTGCGCAATGTCCTCTCGCTGAACTTCTTCCCCAACCCAGCGCAGTTTCAGCACAGGTTGTGCACCGCTGGTGATCACCGACACGCGTAGCATGATCTGCTGTTCGGTCAGGCCTTCGTATGGGATCACGTTGAAAAGCAGAGTGGCTGGCAACGTTTCTTTACTGCGCGCCTCGATCTGGTCGAGTGTGCTTCTGCTGGCGCTGGTCTCGCCGACAGTGTGGTCCGACTCGGATGCAGCCTTAATGGTGATGGTCCGCACCGCCGCGATGGCCTTGGCGATAGTCATCGATTGCCCGTTTTCATCAGCGGCTGACAGGAACTGGTTCCAGTCTTCGATCCAGTCGCTCAGATCTTTCTGGGACATGGCACGTCCGCCGATTGCCTGAGCTGCCTTGTAGCCGGCGGAGGCCTTCAAACGCAGCACCGCACGATCATCGGCGTGGCCTGGCAATGCGTCAGTGCCAAGGTTGAAGAGCAGCGTGCAGGTCATTTCGTCTTGATCGATGAAGCCCTTTGCGTTCGCTACAGCACGATCCGAAACGTAAGTGCTGAAGTCGGCCAGCGAGTGAGTGGAGTAGATCCCACGGAAACGGCTGCGCCCGGCCTGCCATTTTTCGAGAGTGACCACCTGGCAGCCTTCGGGCAGCACGATGGTTGGTGTTTGAGTGGCCAGCGCGTTGCCGCTCGCTTCAAGCGCGGTGTCGGTGATGAGCTGGATCGCTTCTTTGGTCAGAGACATTAGTCAGTTCCTTGATGGTCGGGCGGTTAGGTGCGGGGAGTGATTGGGGCTTGTTCGCGGCTGAAAAGCTGGTCGTGCTTCTCGGCGAAGAGGGTGATCTTTCCGCCGGAGCCGACATGCATCGGCGTAGCCAGGCTGGTGTTCTCGCTGCGAGTACCGCGCTTGGTCGGCACCTTGTAGTCCAGCTTGTGCTTGATCTTCACCTGGCTGGACTCGCCGATCTGGCTGAAGTCCAAGGTGATCACCAGCTTGCCGGCCTTGCCGTGGTCAACCACCCCCGAAGCAACTTCGGAAAGGGCATGGCCGATTTGGCTGGCGAATGCGCCGCCGTTTAGCTCTTCGATGAACTCTGCGGTATCGGTAGGGGTGGACATGGCTGTTTCTCCGGTATGGCCAATAGGCCGCTGGGTGGAAGATTGAATTGGGATTGGCGAAGGCGCTGGTGCACCTGGTTGTTGATTCGCCTCAATGCCCAGCACCGAAGTAAGCGAACACAACCAGTAAAGCGGCGGCACCGATGGTCCAGCGGAACATGCTTCGCCCGAAACTTCCGGCGGACACTCGGACGTCTTCGAAGAAGTCCGCGTTCTTTTCGAGTTGCTTTGCGTAATCGCAAGCCATGCTATGGCCGTCACGGGCGCCGCGGGAAAGCCCGGTACCGCGCTCGATAACGTCGAACTTGTTCTTGCCCAGCGGAACGACATTGAAGCGTGGTGGACGCGCTGGCTCTTCGCGTCCGATCATTTGGAACATCTCCGAGGTGGACATCGAGACGCGTTCCCGCAACACCTGCAGGACCGCTTGTTTTTGGCGAATGGTCTGGTTCATGACGATTTCCTTATGGTGGGGTTGCGTGTATTCGTCAGCACTCGGGCCGTTGGGCGCAGGGGAGAGTGCTGACGGATAAAGGCAGGCAAAAGAAAGGCCCGTGGACGTTCGGGCCTTTCACAGATGCAGTGATGTTCGGGTTATGGTCTATTTCATGATGGTCATCCTCTGATTCGCGCCGTTGGCGTGTGGCGGGCGCTCGCCGTTCTCTGGTTTGTTGCATGCAGGTGGCCGGCATAAGCCAGGTGTTCGTCCGCATCGGTGAGCTCTGGAGCGATGGCACAGAGACCATCCAACAATCGTTGTGCTTCAGAGCTCACCGATGCGGCCTGGTGCTGGGGAGGACCAGGTGCTCGGGCAGTTAGCGTCAGACTGACGGGGCGCTGGTTGATTGGGTGCCGGACAGCCCCGGCTGCTCACCACTGCCCAGGTGACGGGTCCTGCCGTAGACTGCAGGTTCGACCAAGCAGTACTACACGAGATAAGCATATGAGTAACAATGCAAAGTATTACACTGTTGATTCCGCGCGAAGTCTGGCTCCTTATTCTCAAATATCTCTGAGCTATTACACGCCCAATACGTCAGCGAAGACTGATTTCCTCAACCAAATACACCCTGAAGGCTTGTCCAAACACGGCTGCAATTATCTCTACAATCCTGAAGTAGTAATGAACAATTTAACTGGAGCGAGTAACTCCCTTTTAGTGGGGCTGATATTTGAGCTGGTGCGCCGTAGCTATTTCCCGGAAAAGCCATCCCGCTATCAGTCGCTATTTGCTTGCCAACATTTTAGTGATGCGAAGCGATTTAGGGAGTTACTCGCGAAAGAGAAAAATGAACAAGAGATAAGATCAGCCTCAATATATGAGGTGATTACCGAGAGCGCGGTTCATCGTGGTGATATGAATCTGTTAGGTACTGATTGCTCTGTATTGGCACTGTATCAGCGGGCACACCTTTACTGGTCCAGTGAGGAATCACCTCATAAATTCGCGGAAGAGCCACTCTGGGAGATATTGATTCCGCTCCCTACATTGGTTGGGCAGCGGGTGTCGGAATAGCGGGTCATTGGTGTAATTTATGCCGGGAGGTTGCAGCCACACTACCAATCATCATCACATTGTTTTCGCCTTCAGCAAAGCGGCCTTCTCCCTCCTCCAGCTCCATCAGTGCGGCCTTTAAAGCCGTTATCGCGCAAGACGGGGAGGCAGCATCCACGCTCAGCGTGTAGGTTTTGTTTTTCTCGCCCACCCTAATACCAAATAGAAATCCACGCCTGTCTTGTGTCGTGTCAGTCATTGTAACTCCGGGGTTTGTGCTGGCGGATGGCGGGTAGAAGCGCCCGCCGATGTCAAATGTCGGCTGGCATCAGCTTGCCCACCACTACGCAGGTGACGCGCTCGGCGGTTCATCTGCTTTGTTGCGTTGATGCAGGTGGCCGGCATCAGCCGGGTGTTCGTCCGCATCGGTGCTGGGGAGGACCAGGAGCTCGGGCCCGGGGTTGCACCGGACTTCCACGTCACCATTACTTTTATATGGGGTTCATACGTGTAGTTCGCCCATTTCCGTAGGCCTTCGCCATCCCGCTGCCCACTCAGTGAATGGGCAGAAGTGATGCTTTGCCGTCGTTTAAGCGTTACCCGCGAGTACGGTCTTTGAGAATCCGAACTCTCGTCTCATCGAACCATTCAGCTTTCAGGATCACATTCGAGCCAGGCGAGCAGGGCGGCTGGAGGAGGTACTGGTCAGGTCCATGAAGATGTTCAGCGCGAGCAACGATCACGCCGTAAAAATTGGTGGTCTTGTCTTCCGCTTTCTGTCCAAGATCGATCATGATTTTTCTCGCGGGTTGAGTTACGCGGCTTCGAGCGTTTCGGATCGGCGCGTGATTCGGATCTGGGCTATCCGAACCGAAGGTGGTCGGCGGTCGCGGCGGGCGGGCTCGCTTGACTGGATGTTGCTCACGGCGTTCATGGTCATCAGCGTGGCTAGGACAAAGCACGCTGGCGAGATGATCTGTCGACGCATGGCCTCCGCCACCAGGGCGGTACGCCGCGTGACGCCGAGCTTGAACATGGCGTTGGTGAGGCGTTTCGCTACGGTGGCCGGCGAATTTCCTTCGCGGTAAATCCAAGGGCTACCCAGAGCAGGAACTGAAGCTCTCGCGGTGCAAGGCCTCGACCGAGATGGCCCTTCCATGAACCGCTTGTGATTGTTTGATCCATTGGTGTGATATCCGGTTGTTTTCCCAAAGCGCCCGATCGCTCAGGCGCTTCAGTGAAAATGTTCCGTCCCATTACCGCCGGGATGGCGGGGCGCATTGCTTGCCGGGTCGTTCTCTCGGTTCTGGCGTTTCACCATCGAGCAGCCGTCCAGGTTTGTCCTGTCGTTGGCAGGCTTTCGGGCCTGTCTGCTCGCCGGTCGCCGGTAGAGGCAATGCGGTCTGTTGTTTGTTGCGCTGACTGTTAAAGAGCAGCGGGTCTCTTGAGGCCCTTCGCAGTGGCTGTGTGTCGCTGCGATGGACGAACAATACGTTAACGTATCAATCCAGTCAATGCGTTGGCGTATTATTTTTAATGCGTTCACAAAAAAGCCCGCTCATTGGCGGGCTCCATTCATTCGACCTGATCAATTTTCCTTTGGTACAACCCAGAATATCTGCACGCCACCATCGTCTTGATGCGCGATGGTTACGTTGTCTGCTTCGTCGATAGCTTCAAGCAGTCGCTCCCAATCTTCTTGTAGCTCGTCCAGCGCTTTGTAGATAACGGCCCGCTTCGAGGTTTGCGCCCCGGTCGAGTTGATGATCTTCTGCACGCGCATGGCCATCAGATCGAATGAGGTCGGAGGGGTGGGTTCTTTCTTTGCCTTTGCCTTTGCCATGATACTGCTCTCGGTTGCTGTATTAATATACAGTATTTTATTCGTCGTTAAATGACAAGCGGGGAGGGGAGAACATTTGTACTCTTTGTCCGTGGCAGCGCATCTGCGGGCCATGGCCGGATCGAGGCGCCAGGCGTGCGGGGCTAGGCTTTGCTTTTTAGTAGCTTAAAAGCTACAATTGGCTTCATGAATGAAATTGCACACTATCTGAATGAAGCAGGAAAAGATCTTTACCAGGAATGGATGGATCGGCTCAAAGACAGAACCGCCAAGGCAAGGATCACCATGCGCATCAACCGTATGGCGATTGGCGCTTTTGGCGACTGCAAACCGATCAGCGATGGCGTTTGGGAGTTGCGCGTGGATTATGGCCCGGGCTACCGGGTCTATTACGCGCAGGCGGGCAAGCAACTGATCCTGTTACTGCTGGGCGGCGATAAGCGACAGCAACAATCCGATATCGAGAAGGCCATAGAATGCTGGGGCGATTACCAGCGGAGAAAACCATGAACAGATCACGCAGCCACGATCAGAGCGTTATCGAGATGATTCGCACCGACCCGGAGTTTGCCGTCGAGTATCTGCGGGTGGCATTTGAAGAACTGGACGAAGAGGGGGGGGAAGTTGCCTTTCTGGCAGCGCTACGCCATATCGTTGAGGCTCGCGGCGGCATGGCTGAAATCGCCGAAAAGGCTGGCTTGTCTCGTGAAAGCCTTTACCGTGCGCTCTCTCCAAAGGGCAATCCGACTCTACGGACGATGCGCCAGGTTGTGCATGCCACCGGCCTAACGTTTGCTGCTATTGCCTGAGATACTCCGCGAGCGAGCGGTTAGAAAAAAACCGACTTCGGCATTTTCCCGTCCACTACCGTACCGACCACCTCCCAGGTGTCATCTATAGACTTCGTTGGGTATGAATTGTTGAGCGGTTTTAGGAATAGTTCACCCGCGTCGCGCACCAACTGCTTAAACGTTGCTTCATTGGTGTCAATCATTTTGGCTACCACGTATTGCCCGTGGCGAGGTTCTATGTCTGGCGCTACGAGTATCAAAAATCCTTCAGGGAATGAATCTCCCGAAGAGCTAGTCATAGACGCGCCAACTACGCGCAACCAGAATCCATTATCACCAGCCCATACATCTGATGTATGTCGTGGACAGTTTGCGACATTGGACGCTTCTATCGCCTCCATGGCTGACCCCGCCTGGACCCAGCTTATTTCTGGGTATGTAAATGATCTAGTTGGCTGAAGAGCAGGCTCAACGTTCGATAAGGGTTCCGCTACTAAATCTGGGCGCACACCTCCGACCCATAACCACTCTGCTGGGACGCGGAGCGCTCTCGCGATGCGCTCTACATTGTCTCGCTTAGGGCTCTTTGATTCGCCAGAAATTATGCGATGAACAGTTGGCTGTGTCACGCCAGACCGTCTGCTCAATTCCCCCTCGCTCCACCCCTTGCCACTCATCTCTCTAGAGATCCGATCTCCGATATGCATTTGCCACCAATAGAAAAACGTATTGCGGGAGTGTATTGCCTCCATCAATACGTAGGCGTATCATTTGCTTAATACGCTGCCGAGTTGGAGGCATCAAGTGACCGTACAAGAAATGCTGAACAGTCTGTTCGCGCATGGCTTATCCCAAAAAGCCGTAGCTGTTCGGACTGGGACAACCCAGCCGACGATCCATCGAGCGAGCAAGGGCGCTGGAGTTCGGTACGAGACAGGGAAGGCAATTGAAGCCCTGCTTCTCGAAACGACTCAAAAGTCGATGACTTAACCCGCTGAACAAATGATCGCCCACGCATAGCCGAGCAACTCACCCAGCCGTGTAGCACTGCTCCAGTGGCACCAGTATCGAAGTTAGCGGGGCTTTGGGGAAGTGCACCGAATTAGCTGTTGATCCATCCAGTACCCAGATCGCAGACATAAAAAAGCCGGTGTCTAGACCGGCTCCTTTTTGCAACGCAACAGTAAAAGGTGAAGAAATATGCGGGATACAGCTCAAGCAAGCCGGAGGCAAGGGATTACTTTTCCGACGACGACTCCGGCCTATGTGCGTTGCGATGAATCACGGATTTTTATTTCTGGAGTGGCTTTGGTGGATCTGCTGAGCTGCCTTGAACGTTGCGAATTCCGTACGTCCCTCGGCGTTGAGCCCTATGGCGTGGGAGGAACACCAGGCCTTGAACTCGTGAGCGCTTGCTTGAACTTTTACGACGGTAATGCCGCTGCGGCGCAGGCTTTCAAAAGCATCAGTCGCACGCTTCTTCCAGTGGGCGTAAGTCGGGGACATCAAATGCGCATCCTCGAATATGGCCATGTATTCCATGTACTGGGCCGCGTTGTTGAACCACAGCATGCTTCTAGCGCTAATTCCAATTCTTTCCATCTGGATCTCCTGGTTACTGCTTTGCGTAAGAACTCTGCAGCGTACCAGTGAGGTTCAGCCTCTCGTCGTGTCAGCAAAACGCGGACATAAAAAAACCGACGGTCGAGGTCGGTTTTTTCAACAACGGTAAAACTTTGTGGAGATGATTATGCACAACCAGATCACCCCCAGCAATACCCCTCATGTCGCGACACGTTTTGATGATGCTGAAAATGTGTCGCGTACCACTATGAGCAGCTTCGACCTTCTTGACCTGGTCAACTCCGCCCGAGCTGAGTTCGGTGAAAGCGAAGTTCGTCGCGCTGACTTCACTGCTCGCTGCAAGGACGAGCTTGAGGGCGAATATTACGAAACTTTCGTAGTTAAAAACGCACGTGGTCCGGCCTCGGAAGGCCTCAGGCTCACGAAGGACCAGTGCATGCTGGTTTCAATGCGTGAGTCGAAAGCAGTTCGGCGCTCCGTGGTCGCCCGACTCAATGCCGCGGAAGGGCCGCGCGTCATCGCCACGCTGCCCGACTTCTCCAATCCCGCAGCCGCCGCCCGCGCGTGGGCAGAACAGTTCGAGCTTCAACAGGCCGCCAGTCAGGCTCTGGCCATCGCGGCCCCCAAAGTGGCATTCGTAGATCAGTACGTCGAAGCGGGAGGCTCAATGGGCTTTCGTCAGGTCGCGAAGTTACTGAATGCCAACGAGCGCCAGTTCCGTCAGATGCTGCTAGACAAAGGCGTCATGTACTACTTGGGCGGTGTATTGACTCCCTACAGCCAGCACCAGGAAACCGGGCGCTTTGAAGTTAAGACCGGTACCAGCGTCGCCAATGGACATGCCTTCAATCAAGCCCGCTTCACGTCGAAAGGCGTGCAGTGGGTGGCTGGGTTGTGGGCGGCTTTTAAGATCGAGGTAGCAGCGTGAGCACCATAATCATGAGCCAGTGCTGGCCCCTACAAGGCATGAGCGGGCCACAAAAGGCTGTGCTGATCTCGTTGGCGGACAACGCCAACGATGAGGGTGTTTGCTGGCCGTCCGTAGCTCGTATATCGGAACGTACCTGTCTTTCAGAAAGGACGGTTCAGACCGCCATCAAGTGGCTGGGGCAAGTCGGGCTGTTGTCCGTTCGTGAGCGGATGGGGCGCTCGACGATTTACACCTTAACCCCAGCAGCCTACGCACCCCCGCAAGAGCTGCACCCCGCAGCAGATGCACCACCACCCCCGCAGCTCACGACACAAACCCCCGCAGCAGCCGCACCCAGAACCGTAATAGAACCATCAAGTGAACCATCACCTCTTGTCGGCGACGAGCAACCGTCGAAGATTTCGAAAGCGAAATGCCCGACTCAGGCCATCGTCGATTTGTTCAACAAGACGATTCCAGAGTTTCCTCGAGTGGTGATGTTGACCAAGGATCGGATCGCCAAGATTGGTGCCCGCTGGAACGAGAGCGAAGTACATCAGGATCTCCAGTTCTGGGCCGAGTACTTCGCCCTGGTGCGCTCGAGCAAGTTCCTGATGGGGGAGGTGTCCGCTGCGGGTGGCAGTCCGTTCCGCTGCAACTTCGATTGGCTGATCGCACCGAGCAATTTCGTCAAGGTCGTTGAGGGTAATTACCATGCGTGACCCCTACAACATCGAGGCCGAACACGGCCTGCTGGGTGCAATGATGCAGCGCCCGGAACTGATCGACTCCCTGAGCGATGACCTATCCGCCGAGTCGTTCTATTTCGCAGAAAACGCCGAAGTGTACCGTGGGATTCTGGCGGTCCGCTCGGCCGGCAAAGCGGTCGACTTCCTCACGGTGGGCGACCACGTGGGCGTCTTGCTGGATGGCACCCCGGCGTTTGCTTACTGCGCCGAAATCGTCAACGGCACACCCAGCGTCGCCAACGCCAAGACTTACGCCGGCATCGTGCGAGAGCGAGCCATTGAACGCGCTCTGTTCGATCTGGGTGGCCAGGCCATGGACATCGCGCACAGCGATCAGGATGTGCAGACGAAAATCGCCGCTGTCCAGGCCGCCGCCATGGCCATTGACTGCGGATCGGGCGATGACGATATCGTCAAAGTCGGCGATGTGTTGGTCGATCAGTTGGAGGTGTGGCAGGAGCGCCATGACCGTCATGCTCGCGGCGAAACACTGATCGGCCTGTCGACCGGCCTGAAAGACCTAGACGAGAAAATCGGTGGCCTGCAACCCGACCACTTGTACATCGTCGCCGGGCGCCCCGCGATGGGCAAAACCACGCTGGCGATGGGCTTTGTGATCGATGCGGCCGTGCGCCAAAGCAAGTCCTCACTGGTCATCAGCCTGGAGATGAACAAGGGCCAACTGCTGGACCGGGCCGTGGCGTCCGAGGGGCGTATTCCGCTCACCATGGTGAAGAACGGCACGGCGTGCCAGAGCCACGGCACAGAACTCGCGGCAGCGGCCCGCGTGCTGCGTCGCGCCCCGCTGTACATCGCCGACCGCGCCGGCTCATCGATTGGGCGTATTCGCTCATTGGCTCGCCGCCACAAACTGCGGTATGGCCTCGACCTGCTGATGATCGACTACTTGCAGCTGCTGGAAGGCGAGGGCGGCAACCGCACCGAAGAGGTCAGCAGCATCAGTCGTGGTTGCAAGCTACTCGCCAAGGAGCTGGGTATTCCCGTCGTCCTGCTGAGCCAGCTCTCGCGCAAATGCGAAGAACGTCCCAACAAGCGGCCCATCCCCTCGGACTTGAGGGAATCAGGCGCCATCGAGCAGGACGCCGACGTGATCTTGTTCGTGTACCGCGACGAGGTCTATCACGAAAACACCGACGCCAAGGGCATTGCCGAAATCATCATCGGCAAGGGCCGTGATATCGAGATGGGCACGGTCCGCACGGCGTTCCTTGGGCAGTACAACCGCTTTGAAAACCTCGCGGCCGGGTGGAAACCAGAACCGGTTGAGCAACCGGAAAAAGTCACCAGCCTGGCCAGCCGTTACCGCCAAAAGGAATCTTTCTGATGGGCTCTACGCGACTTGCTGTTCCCGATCCGGCCACCTACCGCTTCGCGGTGTTCTGCTGCTCGTTCCGTATGGATCTTGGCGGCTACCCCGATCACGCCGTAGCACTGTTCGCTGAGTGCAATATGGCCAAGGCCTACGGTGCACGTATGTGGCCCGCCACGTTTCAGGTGGTAGACCTTTTAGAAGAACCAGTGGTGGCCAATGTCCAGTGAAGTGAAAACCCTGACAGTGAAGCTGTCGGATGCCGAAATCGAGCGCAACGCCAAGAAGCTGCACATCCGGGATTTGCGCGATGCCAGTCATCCGGCGCTGCACTTTCGTTTTGCAAAAAACCGCGCTCGCGGTTCTTGGTACCTGCTGAACAGGCGTGCCTGGCATCGCATTGGTGGATTCCCTGATCTGAGCACCAAGCAGGTGGTTGCAGCACTGCCGGCTGTCCGCCTGCGGGTTGCCGCCGATGAAGGATCGACCCTTTCCAAATGGGTTACGACCGGTGAGCTGATCGGGTGGTACGCCGAGCGCATGGCGCGGGATCGAAGCCTTTCCATTAAGCGCAAGAAGACCGGCGCATCGCTGATCAAGTGCCACCTAACGCCGCTCCTAGGTGGCGTACCACTGGCCTCAATTGACAAGGCCACCCTGGACGATCAGTTCATGTGGCCGGCGCAGGAAGCCATCGGCATTGACTACGTGCGCTCCGCGTTCCAATTGCTGGCTTTGGCCTTCCGTCAGGCGTTCAAGCTCGGTCTGATCACGGCCAACCCGATGAAGGACATCAAGTTCTGCGACTTTTCCAAGGCCAAGGTGGGTGTGAAGCCGTCACGGTTACGCGTCACGCAGTTGCAGGACCTGATTGCCCTGCTGCGTGCTGCCATGGCTAGTGCGCCGTCTGATGCCATGCTTGCGCTGATGATGTTGTGCCACGGTACCCGCATTGGTGAGACGCGGCAGTCCCAGTGGTCGCATATCAGCCTGGCCGAGCGAGAATGGTTCATCCCGGCCGTGAACACCAAGACTGGCGTCGAACACCATTTACCGCTGACCGACCAGGTACGGCAAATGCTAATCGATTATCGCGATATCCAGCGGGCTAACGGTTACGACGGTCAGTTCCTGTTCCCGTCCCGCAACGGTAAGGCGCTCAGTGAGGGGCAGGCGTGCGCTGTGTTCACGCGGCTGGGTCAGGGCGAGTGGACCAGTCATGACCTGCGCAAGGTCGCCCGTACAGGTTGGGCAGACATCGGCGTTGACCATCTGATCGGCGAGCTGCTGATCAATCACGCCATGGGTCATAACGTGAAGGTGTACATCCAATCTGACGTGATGAGTCGCAAGCGTGAAGCGCTGGATCGGTGGTGCGCGTATCTAGATGCGAAGGGCTTCAAGCAGATTCATGCGTTGACCGGCGTTAGATCCGGAGATTCTGGTAATGGGCTGAAAGCCACGGACTACAAGGCCTGCGAGGCCCTTCAAGAATCAACCATAGGCGAGGTTTAAAAATGATGAAAAAGCAGCGTGGACCCGCCTTTGTGCGTTGCCTGATCCCGCTCACCGACTGTCCGTCGTGTGCAGGGAAGGGGGTCATCCGAGGCGTGTTCCACCAGCTCGACTGCATTGGTTGCCATGCCTCGGGCCAGGTGCACGCGGTTACGCTAGAGCCATTGCCGGTAGAAGAGTTGGTGGTGCAGTTGGGGATACTGCTGCGCCGGGAGCGTCACTTCGCAACCCTGGTTCCGGCGGCGAACAGCACCGTTGAGCAGTACCAGCAGAACAATAGTCGCGGCGCCGGCCGCTCGTCTTTCAAGGGGGATTGATTCATGACGAGAACAAAAAGCTTCACCGAACGTAGCGCCGAGGATCTGCTGGAGCATTGGGGGCGATGGATTGTACTGGGGTCTGGAGTGTCATGCTGTGCATCCCGTGAGAACACAATCGCTGATCCGATGATCACTGATGACGATGCCTTGATGATGGATCGCTTGGTTGGCCGACTACGCAATCGGTACCCCGAAGCAGGCAACGTGATCATCACTTACTACAAATCACGCGACATTGACCTGATGACTGTTGGTAAGAGACTGGGGTTTGGTTACGGGAAAACGCAAGGCCTTTGGAAGGCAGGTATCGCATGGATTGATGGCGCGCTCGATCTTCGCCGAGAGGCCGCTTGATAGGTCGCCGAGTGTTGACTTGTGATCTGGTAGCAATTTGCCTTCCGCACGTTCAAAATGCGCGACCTACTGATCGCCACGGAGAGCGATATGAATACTGTGACAGCCCCAACTAAACGCAATGTCGGCTTCCTTCTCGGCCTTGGGATCTTGTTCATTCCCATCGTATTCGCCTGGTTTCTTTTGAGAAACGGACACTCTCTTCTTGCTCGGATCGTCGGATTTGGTTGGCTTGCTCTGTGCGTACTCGCTGTAGTTGGGGCGCCATCTACATCAACGGGCCGCACCAGTAATTCAGTAGCATCTCAAGCGTCTGTGTCTTCCCCTGCTCCTGCTGCAGCCGCGACTCCCGTCGAACCGCTCAAGGCTTACACTGCCTCCCAGGTAGCTGCAAGCTATGATGAGAACACCGTTGCTGCGGATATCTCGTTCAAAGGTAAAAAGGTTCAGGTGACTGGGAAAATCACCGATATCAATACTGACTTTATGGGAAATCCTTACCTGGTGTTAGCTGGCACTAATCAGTTCATGGGCCCCCATTTCAAATTTGATAAATCTGACATGTCCGTGATGGCCACTTTGAAGAAGGGTGCAATGGTAAAGGTGATCTGCACTGGAAAGGGTGACATCGCCAAAACGCCTATGTTTGAAGACTGCGAGATGTCGAAGTAATCGGTAAGTCAGCTATTTTTAATATGGCTTGACAGCATCGATTTGAATCTATACTTTTCACGTTACTTTGCGGTTTTTCCGCGAGCAAAGCCCAACCCTGTGTTGGGCTTTTTGCTTTCTAAAGTTCATAGAGCCTCGGCATTTGCCGGGGCTTTTTCGTTTTCGGCTCCCGTACCTGGCTCCTTGCTCCGAGCGGATGACAGTGTATTGGGCGCCGAACTTATACCTTCGCCGAGATCCCCGAGGCGCGCATGAGATCAAACCCTATGTCTGAGCCAGGCCCACTGACCGCCGCTGGCGGCATCGCGCTGTACAAGCTGGGCGCCTTTGGTTTTGTCGCCGTGTTGGCTTCTGTCGTTGTTATGTCAATGACGTTGCCCAGGACCATGCGCGAGTTTGTGGTGGCGATGATCAGCACCACCGTCTCCAGCATCTGCGGCGGCGCCTTCGTGGTGCGTTGGCAGGGGATCAGTGAATGGGTCAATGACGAGCTGGGAATGATCGCCATCGGCGGTGTGATTTTTGTCTGCGGTTTACCGGCCTGGGTGTTGGTGCGTGCATGGTTCAGATGGGCCGAAAAGCGCCGTGATCAAGACTTGGGTGAGCTTGCGCAAGGTCTGGCAGAGCTTCGCCGGGACTTGAAATTCCCTGCGTCTAAACGATCGGAACAGGAGCAGGGCCAATGACTACCGCACGCGGACTTCGCAATAACAACCCGGGCAACATCGACTACAACCCGGCCAATCCATGGCAGGGCCAGTTGCCCCACGATCCGGCCATCGAAAAGCGCTTTGCACGTTTCGACACACCGGAAAATGGCATTCGCGCCTTGGCGCGTACCTTGCTGACTTACTACCGCAAGCACGGCTTGAAGACGGTCGCAGCGATCATCGGGCGCTGGGCTCCTAGCCATGAAAACAACACGGCGGCGTATGTGCGCAGTGTCGAGCGTGTCCTGGTCAATCATGCCATTGCGGTGGCGGCGCTGAATGTCGAGCAACCGCTGGTACTGAGCTGTCTGGCCACGGCGATTATCCATCACGAAAACGGTGGTAATCCTTACGAGGCGAGCGTGGTGGCAGAGGGCATTCGCAGGGCCTTGGCGTGAGCCGGGCACTGCTGGTTGTTGGCGTCATTGTGCTGGTACTCGGGGCATGGCGTATCGAGCGCCTGACCTCGGCGCTTGACCTGGCAGAGTTAGCAGCCAGCCACGCGGGCAATCAGTTAGCAGGCGAACGGGACCGCATGGCCGAACAGGCAGCGGTGATCGCCGAGCAGCGTGCCCAGTTGAATGAAGGGCGAGCGGCTGACCAACTGTTTCGCACACTGTCGCAGACCATCGTTAAGGACGGTGACGTGACCCGTCACGCCCTGCAGGAGTTGAAGAAACATGACCAAGCCGTGGCTGAGTATCTGCGTGGCGCTGTGCCTGCTGTCTATGGGGTGCAGTTCGAGCGTCCCGAAACCACTGATCCCGCCCAGTACACCTCACGCGCAGCCATGCCCGCTGGTGGCCTGTCGCTTGCCGGCACGTCCGCCCGTGCTGGTCAATGAGCAGTGGCAGGACGCGCTGTTAGGGGCTGAGGACGCACTGAAACTCTGTGCTGCGCAGGTGCTTGCGTGCATGCAACAGCAAGGCTCGGCAGGGGCTCTCATGCGTGCTGAGCAGGGCATGGGTCCCTCTGGCGGGTAAATTCCCCTCTACGGTCGTCAGGCCCGCACGGCTCGCGAATTTTTCGGTTTCTGAAAAGCCGCGCCCTTTGTCCACCTTTATTGATCGCTTTTTGAACAATTTACGGCCTCAACCCCTTGAGTTTGCTGGGTCAGTGTGCGCCGAGTGAGAAGGGCAAGGTGGACACGTAGGGTCAAAAATGCGTGGACATTCCCCTTTGCCCTGGTCGACCTATGCCGCTGATCCTGAACAAAGCCGAGTACGCCGAGGCGCGGGGCGTGTCGCCGCGCACGGTCACTCGTTGGCTGGCCGATGGCATGCCCGCCGAGGGCAGTGGCAAGAAGGGCGACGCCCTGCGCATCGACATGGCCAAGGCCACGGCCTGGGAGATTGAGTGCGAGGTGGCTCGGCAGATCGGCGACGGCCGTGCGGTCGACGGGGAGGTCACCACCAAGGACGAAGAGGAGCTGCGCAAGCTGCGCGCCGAACGTCGAATGCGCGAAGCCGATGCCGAGTTGCGCGCCCTGGAGCTGAGCGAAAAGAAAAAGACCTTGATCGACATCGACCTGGTCGAGCAGACCCTGGCCAACGCGTTCACGCAAATGGCGATGATCCTGCGCCCGGTGGGACGCAAGGTTATTCCCAAGGTATTTACCGCGCGCAACGAAGCGGCGGGCTTGCAGATTTTCGACGATGAATTGACTCGCGCCATGTCGGTCGCGGCCGACATGCTGGAGGCGTTAGACATCCATGCCGCACCGTCTGAGGAAGATTCTTAAGCGGGCCGCCAAGGTGTTTCGTCCGGCGCCGTTGCGTGCGGCCTGGCTGTGGGCTGATAAAAAGCGCGTGCTGCCGCCGGGCAGTCCGGAGCCGGGGCCGTGGAACAGCGGCCGCGCGCCGTGGGTCAAGGGCGTCACGGAAGCGATCCGCGATCCGCTGTTCAAGATGGTAACGGGGGTCATGGGCGCGCAAATGTCCAAGACCGACGGCGTGCTGTTGAACGCGGTCGGCTGGCGGATGGACGACGATCCTGGCCCGGTGCTGTACATCGGCCCGACGCGCAAGAACGTCGAGTCAGTCAGCAAGGATCGCTTTTCCAAGTTGCTCAAGTCGGTACCGTCGCTGCTGGAGGCGTTGGCCAAGGGCAAACAAGACACGATCAACGAAAAGTTTATCAACGGGCAGCGCATCGGTTTTGGCTGGGCCGGCTCGGCGACCGAACTGGCCTCGCACCCCTCGCGCGACGTGTTCGTCGATGAGCGCGACCGCATGGGCAACAACGTCGGCGGTGAAGGCGATCCGATCAGCTTGGCCGAGGCACGCATCTCCAACTTTATCGACGGCAACGTCACGGTCGTGTCGACACCGACCGTGGGCAGTGTGGACACCGAAACCGACGACGACGGCCTGACGCGCTGGCGTCCCTCCGACGATGTTCATTCACCGGTGTGGAAGCTGTGGCAGGAAGGCACTCGTCACGAATGGGCCTGGCCGTGCCCAGGCGCGAAGTGCGGGCGCTACTTCATCCCGCGCTTTGACACTCTGTACATACCCGACGGGGCCACGCCCAAGCAGGCGCTGGACGACGCCCGACTGTTCTGCCCGCACTGCGCGGACATGATCGCCGAAGAATCGAAAGAATGGATGAACGACCGGGGCGTGTTCGTCGCCCCGTGCCAGCGTCTGGTCGGTTACGACGAGGCCGGCGTACAGATTGAGCAGGGCGGCGTTACTGTAACGGTGGCGTTCGGCACTTACCTGGCGCCGCTGGAGGCGGATACGTCGGCGTCCTTTTGGGTGTCGGGCTTGTGTTCGCCGTGGCAGACCTTTGGCCAACGGGCGCGCAAGTTCGTGGTGGCCATGCAGTCGGGCGAGCCCGGGCGCATGCAGGCGGCGATCAATACCGCGTTCGGCGAGCTGTACATGGTCAAGGGCGAGGCCCCGGCCTGGCAGTCGGTCGCCGCGTTGCGTCGGCCTTATGCCTTTGGCGAGGTGCCGCGTGGGGTGCAACTGATCGTTGTCGGGGTCGACGTGCAAGGCGATCGCCTGGTGTATGTCGTGCGTGGCTTTGGCTACAACTTTTCGTCCTGGCTGATCGAGCACGGCGAGCTCTGGGGCGACACCGAGCAGGAACAAGTGTGGCAGGACCTGAGTGCGCTGCTGGAAACCACTTACGACGGTCGGCCGATTGCGCGGATGTTGATCGACTCGGGTTACAAGCCCGGTGGCAAGGCTGCGCCGGTACACATGGTTTATCAGTTCTGTCGGCGTTACTACGGACGGGCGATCCCGACCAAGGGCCGACAGCAGCAGGACAAGCCGTACAAGTTTTCCGACGTGGACCAGAAGGGCCACGAACGCCAGCCGCTGAAGCTGATGCACGTGCACACCGACCATTTCAAAAGCTGGGTGCATGCCCGCATTGTCTGGCCGGTCGAGCATGCTGGTGCCTGGTACATCGCCCAGGACGCCAGCGACGACTACTGCCAGCAAGTGGTCGCCGAGGCGCGTCTCGTGACCCAGGCCGGGCGGGTGTTCTGGCACAAGCTGCGCACCGACAACCATTACTTTGACGCCGAGGTGCTGGCCGCTGCGGCGGCACATCTGGAGCAGGTCCACCGTCTGCCGCGCATGGGGGATGAAATGCTCGACGAGCCAGGCGATAGCACTACCGAAACTACCGAAACAACCGAGCAGCCGGAACAGCCCGAAGGCGCACCGGCCAAACAAAAAACCAAGCCCCCTCCGGAGCCGGCACCGTCGGTTCGCCCGCGCAAAAAGCGCCGGCGGGGCGCAGTCAGTGAGTGCCAGCTATGAGCAGCAACCGACGGGCCGTACAAGCGGAAATCGCCGCCATCGATGCGGCCATTTTGGCTGTGCTGGAGGGTGGGCAAAACGTCGAGGTCACCACGGCCGCCGGCAGTCGCAAGGTGCAAATGGCCGATCTGAAAACCCTGTACGCCCAGCGTGATCGCCTGCGCCGCAGTTTGCGCGGTGGCCCGGTGGCACGCCAAGGAATCCCGATATGAGCCGCAACCTTGTCGACCGCGTGGTCGGCTTCTTTTCTGCCTCGGCGGGGCTGGAGCGCACGCAGGATCGAATGCGCATCGACGCGCTCGATTCGTTTACCGGCGCCTCGAAAAGCCGCCCGGCGATGAAGTCCTGGTTCACCTCGAAAAAGGACGCCGACGGTGATGTGAACCCGGAGCTGGTCGAACTGCGCGCGCGTTCGCGTGACCTGGAGCGCAATAATCCGATTGCCCACGGCGCGATGAAAACCAAGACGGTGTACGTGATCGGTACCGGCCTGCGTCCGGAGCCGAGCATTGATGCCGAGTTTTTGGGTTTGAGCTCAGAGCAGGCCGAAGTGCTGCAGGCGCAGATGCTGCGCGAGTTCAACCTGGCCGCCGACTGCTTGGAGGCGGATGCCGCGCGGCGCAAGACCTTCTACCAAAAGCAGGCCGAGTTGTTTCATAGCGCCCGGGTCAATGGCGACGCCTTCCTGCTGCTGCCGCATTTCGAGCGCGACGGATCGTTGTATGCCACCCATTTTCAGTCGGTGGAATCCGACCGGGTGTGCAACCCGCAGAACAAGCCCGACCGTGACAACCTGTCGGGCGGCTTTGAACTGGACGAACACGGCGCGGCCACGGCGGTGCATGTCCTGCAAAGCAGCCCGAGCACGCGGTTTATGCGCACCAAGGCGCAATGGCAACGCGTACCCTTGTTCGGCTCGCAAGGCCGCCGCAATGTGTTGATTCATTCGAACAACAACTTGCGCGCCGGCCAGACCCGGGGCGTGCCGGACCTGGCACCGGTGATCGAGACGATCAAGCAGACCGGACGCTACATGGACGCCGAGCTGATGGCGTCGGTGATCAGCTCCAAGTTTACCGTGTTCATCAAATCGGCCCGAGACGGTGGCGGTGACGCCTACGCGCCCGGTGGCGGGATGGCTGGCGCGGCGGCTGACGATGACGATGACGATGACGATGAGGCGCGCGACCTGCGTCTGGGTGATGGATTGGTCTACGAGCTGGACGAAGGCGAAAGCATCGAGACCGCCAACCCGGGGCGCCCGAACGCTGCCTTTGACCCCTTCGTGACGGCACTGTGGCGGATGATCGGCGGGGCCATCGGCGTGCCGTTTGAGGTGCTGATCAAGCACTTTACGGCCAGCTACTCGGCCAGCCGCGCGGCGCTGTTGCAGTTTGCCCATTACATCCTGGTGGATCGTGCCGATTTTGTGGTCGACATCTGTCAGCCGTATTACGAAACGGTGATCGCCGAGGCCGTGGCGCGTGGACGGTTGCGCTTGCCGGGTTTCTTTCAGGATCCGCTGGTGCGCCGGGCGTACTGTCAGGCGCTGTGGCACGGGCCGAATCTTGGCGAGCTGGACGAGGTGAAAGCGGCCAAGGCGTCGGAGTTGCGGTTGAAGATCGGCATCTCTACGCATGAGCGCGAAACCCGCCACCTGCTGGGGCAGAGCTGGGACCAGATCAACAGCCGCCGGGTGATCGAGGAGCGGCGCAAATACAAACCGGCGGAGCCCAGCGCGCCACCGAACAACGACGACAACGTCTAACAAGGCCCCGAAGGCAACCGCCAACGGGGCCTTTTGCTGCCAGCGGAGGACACATGAAAAAACTGATGGCCTTGCAGTTTCTGGCCAATCAAGCCTGGGCACTGCCCCCCACCTTGCTGGCCGACATGGAGGCCATTGCCCGCCGTGAATGGCAAGCCGGGCGTCTGGATGCGCTGACCAGCCAGGATGGCGAAGGGCTGCAATCGGCGCCAACGGTCGAGCTGCGCGATGGCGTAGCGATGATCAAGGTGCGCGGGGTGGTGTCGCGTTATGCCAGCTGGATGCACGACATCTGCGGCGGCACCTCGACCGAGGCGCTGGCCAAGTCATTGGCGGCCTCGATTGCCGACCCGAAAGTGCGCGCCGTGGTGCTGTGGATCGACTCGCCCGGCGGCCAGGTCAACGGACTGAACGAAATGGCCGAGCAGATTTACGCCGCCCGAGGGCAGAAAAAAATCGTCGCTTATGTCGGTGGTCAGGCCTGTTCGGCGGCCTACTGGATGGCCTCGGCCTGTGCGGAAGTGGTGATTGATGCCACGGCCGAACTGGGATCGGTGGGCACCGTGGCGGGCTTTCGCATTCTGCCGCCGGTGGAGGGCGAACAGCGTATCGAAATCGTGTCGAGCAACGCGCCGAACAAGCGCCTGGATCCGACCAGTGATGAAGGTCAGTCGGCGGTGCAAACCATCGTCGATGACCTGGAAACGGTGTTCATCGATGCGGTGAGCCGAAACATGGCGCTGGATCGCGCCAAGGTTCTGGCCGACTTCGGTCGGGGCGGCACCTTCATCGGTATCAAAGCAGTAAATCAGGGCATGGCGCACCGCCTCGGCAGCCTGGAAGGGCTGATCGCCGAACTGAGCGGCCGACCCGCGCCGCGCCTGACTCAAACCCCCAACAATGTAGGAGCCAACCACATGCCTCTCACTATCACAGCAGGCGCGACGGCGGCTGCCGTTGCCGCCGCGCTCCAGGCGCAGCACCCGGACGCCTTTGCCGTCATCGCCGCCACCGGCCAGACGGACCTGACCAGCGCCGTCGAGGCCGCTCGTGTGGCCGCTCACGCCGCCGGCAAGATCGAAGGCGAAACCGCCGGCCGCACAGCCGAAACCGCCCGCGTCGCGGCCGTGTTTGCCAACAGCCTGCCCGGGCACGAAAAGCTGATTCAGACCTTGGCGCTGGATGGCAGCACCAGCGGCCCGGAAGCCGCCGCGCAGATCATCGCCGCCGAGAAAAAAGGCGGCGCTGATTATCTTAAAAACGCCGCCGACACCGAGGCCAACAAGGTCAACGGCGCCCCGTCAGAGCACGATGGCAAGCCCAGCCTCGACCCGAAAGCGCTGGCCGCTGAGGCCAGTGCGCTGGTCGCATCCGAGGCCGCTGCTGGCCGCAAAATGTCGGTGTCTGCCGCTGTGCGACAGATCCAGGGAGGGAAAGCCTGATGCGCCAGTACATTGAAAGTCGCCGCGCGGCAGGAGATGTCGAGCCGCACCGCATCACCGTGTATGCCGATGGCGAGGGCGAATTCGAGCAAGCCGCCGGCCCTACGGCGGCGCCCTTCATGGGCGTCACTGGCAGCCTTGGCGCGGTGGACGGCACCGTCTGCGACGTGATTCGCAGCGGCCCGACCGAACTCGAATACGGCGGCAACGTGGGCTACGGCGATCCGCTGACCGCCGACATTGCCGGGCGTGCTGTGGTCGCCCAGCCCGGTGAACCCTACATCGCGCGCGCCGATGAGGTCGGCGACGCCGGGACCATTGCCCGGGTGTTTATCGAGCGCGGCCGTGTGCCGGAGACCCCAGCGCCTTGATCGGCGCTTTGCCCTCTTTTAACAGGAATACATCGACATGGCAGCACAAGCACCGTTTCCCATTGACCCGATCCGCACCGGCATCGTCATGGCCTACCGCAATGACAAACTGATCGCTGATCAGGTCATGCCGCGTTTTCCGGTCGGCAGTGAATCGTTCAAGTGGTTCGAGTACGCCAGCGCCGAGCGCCTGACCCTGCTCGACACCGAAATCAGCCGCAAGGGCGCAGCCAAGGAAGTCGAGTTCACCGCCGCCGAGCGTGATTCGTCGACCAAGGATTACGGCCTGGACGACATGGTCCCGCAAAGTGACATCGACAAGGCTACCGGCAGTGATTACGACCCACTTGACCATGCCGCCGAAGGCCTGACCGACTTGATCCTACTGGACCGCGAAGTGCGCACGGCGCGCGCCGTGTTCAACCCGAACAACCATGCCTACGGCGAGGCATTGTCGGCGGGACTGAAATTCAGCAACCGCGACGCCGACCTGCTGCCGTACCTGCTGGAACAGCTCGACAAGCCGCTGATGCGCCCCAACAGCATGACCCTCGGCCGCGCCGAATGGACCCAGCTGCGGGTCAACCGCAGTCTGGTGTCGGCGGCCTTGGGCAACAGCGGCGACAAGGGTGTGGTGACCCTTGCCCAACTCAAGGAACTGCTCGAGCTGGACGACATTGCCATCGGCGAAACCCGGGTCAACATTGCCCGCCGAGGAAAACAGGCCGAGATCAAGCGGGTGTGGGCCGATCATTGCGCCTTTACCTATCAGGCGCCGAACGTGGCGGTTGCCGCGGGCACCCTGACCTGGGGCTTGACGGCGCAGTACGACGACCGTTTTGCCGGCTCCTGGTACGACAAGGATGTCGGCCTCAAGGGCGGTTACTGCCTGCGGGTCGGCGAGCAGGTCAAGGAACTGGTGATCGCCAAGGAGTGCGGCGTGTTGCTGCAAAACGTGATTTAAGCCGCGTTTGTATGCACTGAAAGGCCTCGCATCGCGGGGCTTTTCGCAGCCGCAAGCCGGTCCGCGTGGGCCGGCTTGCGCATGCGAAAAGGGGAAGGCTATGAGTCGATTCGACATCGTTGATCGCACCATGCTGATTTGTGCCGACAGCACGGTCCGTGTGCTGACCGACACGGGCGAGAGCTTTGAGGTGGCCGGTATTTTCGATAACGCCGAACGCAATGTGGAGCACAAGCGTGATGGCGGTACCGACACTGGCGGCTTGAAATACACGTCGCGTCAGCCGGTGTTCACTTCCGCAGACCAGCGTTTTGCCGGAATCACCAAGGCCTGGCGCTTGACGCTGCGCGGCAAGGATTACTACTGCCCCGAGCCGCACAGTGACGGCGCCGGCTGGGTCACGTTATGGCTGGCCGACTGGGTCGCCGTGTCGAATGGTGAAGGGGGCAGCAATGGAATCTGGCGCTAGTTTTCAGCTCAGTTTTTCCGATGAACTGCTGCGGGTCACGGCGAAGTTGCAGAGCACCCCGGCGCAGGTGCAAAAGGCCAGCGGGCGCGCCGCGCGCAAAACCATGCGCTGGCTGACAACCGCCATGGCTCGCGATATCGGGCAGGCGCTGAAAGTGCCGCAACGCAGTCTCAAGTCACGCCTGACCACGAGCACAGCGGGCCAGGGTGATGATCAGGTGCACATCCTGTGGTTCGGCACCCAGCCGCTGGCGGCCGAGCAGGTTGGACGACCGCGCCAAGGCCAACGCGGTACCAGCGTCGCCGGGCGGCGTTTCGACGGCGCGTTCTATCGCGGCGTGTACGACGGCACCAAGCGGGTGTGGATACGCAAGAGCCAAGGGCGTTTTCCGCTCCTGCGCGTCACCATCGAGTTGCAGAATATCGCTGCCGAGGTATTCCGCCGCTATGAGCGGCGCGCCTTGGCCCGTTACGCCGAACTGATCGAGCAGGAACTTAACTACGCGGTGAACCATGAACGATGACAGTCCGGTCCTCAAGGATCTGAACGCCCTGCACGAGCATATTCAGGCCGCCGTGCGCGAGCGCTTCGGCGCGCGGTTGAACACGGTCGGGGAATACGACCCCATCGACCCGCAGCTCAAGACCATCAAGACTCCGGCGATTTTGCTGGAACTGGTCGAGATCCGTCCCGGTGGCCGTAAAACCGGCGGGCGTACTCCAGTCAAACTGATCTGGTCGGCGCACTGCATCCTGAGTGCGGCGACGCCAAAAGTGCAGCGTGAAATCCGCAACTTTGCGGTGCAGATGCTGTGCCTGGTGGACGGCAACAAGTGGGGCTTGGGCGGTGCCGTCGAGCGTCCCGCCGAACTGCCCGAGGCGTTTCCGGGGCTCTTCAATCCGGGTGAGATGGGCTTTGAAAGCTGGATTGTCAACTGGTCGCAAGTCGTGCACCTGGGCGACAGCTGGGAGCTGCCGGTCGATGAAGTCTATGTCCGGGAGTCGCCGAACATCGGCGCCGATCATCAGGACGACTACCGGAGGCTGGTCTGATGGATGTCCTGCAGCGTCTGGAAGAATTGGAGCGGCGTGTCGGGCAGATGGTCGTGCGCGGCAAGATTGCCGACGTCGACCCGGTGCGACACGTCGCCAAGGTCGAATACGGCCCCGGCCAGACCACCGGCTGGCTGCAATGGAAGCCGATGCGCAGCGGCAAGGCGATTGTCTGGTGGTGTCCAGAGGTCGGTGAAGGGGCCACGGTGATCAGCGAGGGCGACCTGTCGCTGGGTGAAATCCTGCCCGGCAGCTACCACAAGGATTTTCAGGCACCCAGCAGCAACCCCGAGTTGTTCCTGGTGCAGTACGGCGACGGCGCCACGATGGCCTATGACCGCGAGGCGCACCTGTATCGACTCACTCTGCCGGCCGGCGGCCGGGTGGAGCTGGTGGCCCCGGCCGGTTTCAAATTGACCGGTGACACCGAAATCGACGGCGCGTTACGCGTAACGAAAGACACCACCTGCGACGGCGAGGTGTCCGACCAGGTGCGCTCAATGAGTGCCGACCGTGAACTGTACAACGTGCACAACCACCCCACCCCCGATGGCCCCGAGCCGTCGCAATAGAGCATCGCCATGAAACAAGGCATGGACCGCCGCAGCGGGCGTCTGATCAGTGGCATCCCCTACCTGTGGCAACGTCTGAGCGATGTCATCAGCACGCCGCGTGGATCCGTGGTCGGGCGCCGAGACTTCGGCTCAGAACTGTTTGAGATGATCGACCGCAATGTCGACAGCGGCTTTTACATGGAAGCCTACGTGCGCCTGGCCGAGGCCATCAACAGCCCGGCCAACGGCCTGGAGGACTTTCGCCTGACGACCATGCGCGTCGAGCAGGTCAGCGAACATCATGTGGACATTTACCTGGCCGGCGTTTTGCTGGATGGCGACACCTCGTCGCCGGTTGAGCTGGAGGGCATACGCTTGTGAATGGAATCAGTCTTGAACTGTTACCGCCGCTGACGGTGGTGCCGCAGATCGACTATGAAGAGATCGTCGCGGACATTGTGGACAAGGCCCACCTGGAAAACGCCAGCCCAGCCGATCCGGCGTTTCGGGTCGCTCTGGCCGGGGCTTATCGGGAACTGCTGATCCGTCAGCAGGCGAACGAACAGGCGCAGGGATTAACCCTGGCGTATGCCGTCGGCCCGCAGCTCGATCATATTGGTGTCACCTACTACCGCACGCCGAATGGCTTGCCGGTGGAGCGCCTGGCCGGCGAAAGCGACGACGACTACAAGGCGCGTTTGCAGGAATCGCCCGAGGGCATGTCGGTGGCAGGCCCCGAGGGCGCTTACCGCTTCCATGCCCGCAGTGCCAGTGCGCTGGTCGCCGGGGTGGATGTTGACAGCCCGACGCCCTGCGTCATCGTCCTGACCGTGCTCAGTCGCGAAGGCCCGGCCGAGGGCCAGAGCGATTACAGCGGTCCGCTCGATGGCGTGGCCAGCCCCGCCTTGCTGGCCACGGTCGCCGCCGGTGTGGACCCGGTGCGCCCCTTGGGCGACCGAGTTACCTACCAGTCGGCCGAGATCGTGTACTACCAGATTGAGGCGGTGATCATCGTCGACCGCGATCTGGATCCCGAGATGGTCATGGCCGAGGCCCAAGCCCGCGCTGACGATTATGTCGCCACGGCCTGGCGTCTGGGGGGGCTGATCGTGCGCTCGGCGGTGGATGCGGCGCTGACTGCCCCGGGCGTGGAGGAAGTGATCCTGCCGGATGACTGGGTTGATACGCGCTGTGCACGGCATCAAGCGCCGCGCTGCAATGGCCTGGTGCTGACCTTGGGCGGTTCGGTATGACCGGCTTGCTGCCGCCGCACCTGAGCGAGCTGGAACGCGACATCGATGCGGCCTTGTCGCGTATCGGTGATATTGAGCTGCCCACGGCTACTCTGTGGGATCCGTGGAATTGCCCGGCGCAGGTGTTGCCGGTGCTGGCGTGGGCCGTGAGCATCGATCAGTGGCGCACGGCGTGGCCCGAGGCGCAGAAGCGCCGCATGGTTGCCCAGTCCCTCGACGTGCACCGCATCAAGGGCACCCGGCGCGCGGTCGACCTGGCGGTCGCCGGTTTTGGTTTGCGCGTGGTCATCACCGAGTGGTTCGACGCTGAACCGCCGATGCCGCCCGGCACCTGTCGGGTCGACATCTACAGCTTCAACGATGCGGTCAGTGAAGAACTGGCCAATGAAGTGTTCACGGCGATTGAAAACGCCAAACGCAAATCCATTCACCTGATCGGCTTTTCGCTGAACCTGCAGAGTCGTGCGACGGCATACGCGGGCTGCGCGGCGCTGACGGGCGAGTCCATCCGCGTGTACCCATGGCAGCCGGCGAGCATCCCGGCGCGGACCTGGGTGCGTTTGGCGGTGGGTGCCCGTTTGCAAGAAGTCGTTAGAGTTTACCCGGAGGTAGTATGAATTACCGGTCACTTGCGACCACGATAGGCCGTGCCAAGCTGCAAAATGCGGCACTGCTGCAACGGCCGTTAAAAATCGTCAGCATTGAATTTGGTGATGGCGCGGGCAGCCAATACGAGCCGACCGGTCTGGAAACCAGCCTGCGCCGAAAGGTTTACGACTGCGCGCCGTCGCGCATCGCCGAGGCGGGCGAAGCCGAGACGTGGATCGAGATCGAGGCGGTGATTCCGGCCGAGGTCGGCGGCTGGTACCTGCGCGAATACCTGGCGCGGGATGAAGAGGGGCATGCGATCTTTATCGGAAACCTGCCCGAGAGTTTCAAACCGGTCAGCTCCAGTGGGGCGATCAAGGACATCGCCTTCGAGTTGCTCTTCGACATTCAGAACGCCGACAGCGTGGTGTTGCAGGTGGATCCGTCGCAGACCATCGCGACCATCAAGCGCGTAGAGGAGATGATCGCTACCGAACTGGCCAAGCTCGATCACAAGCACTCGGTGGGCTTTGCGACCACCGGGCCGATTGCCCTGACCGGCCTCGACGTGCAGGCCGGTGGGGACTGGACGACGGCGCTGACCACCGGTACGCGTATTCTGGTGAAGGATCAGGCCGCAGCCAAGGATAACGGTCTGTATAGCGTGTCGGCGGCGGGTGTGTGGACGCGTAGCGCCGATGCCGACAGCAGTCTGGAAGTGACGCCGGGGCTGTTGGTGCATGTCGAGCGCGGCACCACCAATGGCGACAGCATTTGGCAACTGGTGACGGATGCACCGATTGTTCTGGGTGTGACGGATCTGCTGTTTGAAATGGCGGCCGGGCGCACCGGTGTCAATGCCGGCACATACCGCAGTATGACCGTGGACAAATACGGTCGGGTGGTGGGCGGGACCAACCCGACCACGCTGGCCGGTTATGCGATCACAGACGCCTTCACCAAAACTGAAACAATCGAGTTGATTAACGGCGGTGTCACCAGTCTCAGCGCGGACACCGTGCTGACCTTCAGCCAGCGCGGGCTGGTGCTGATTGACGCCAGTGCCGGCTTCCGGGCCATCACGCTGCCAGCGTCTAACGCGGACCTGGGCGTGACGGACTTTATTGTTCGTCGTGTTGATAACAGCGGTTACAGCCTTGTCGTCCAAGCGTCCGGAACGGACAAAATCAAGTTCCACACGCACTTGAATGCGGCAGGCTATCCCTTCCTGGTCCTCATGGGCGCGGGGGACTGGTGGCATTTGCGCAGTGATGGGTCGGGCGGTTGGTGGCCTGTGGGTCGCTTCGACGGCACACCGCTGGGACGGCCCGTGTTTGAAACGACGACCGTATTTAATCCGGGAGGTTACGGTCCGTTGAGCGGTGGCCTCTTGATTCGTGCCTCCTGGCCATGGTTGTGGGATCACGCCCAGCAGTCGGGAATGCTGACCACGGAGGCATTTCGCGAATATTTGATTGGTGGCTGGACCACGGGTGACGATGCCACAACCTTCCGTTGTCCAGATGCGCGCGGTAAATTTTTCCGAACCCATGACGAGTCTGCCGGGATCGATCCGGGTCGTGTTGCGGGCAGCTATAAGCTCGATGAACTCAAGGAACATGCCCACTATGTAGGTTCCGGAGGCTACGGCACGCAGGCGATGGGCGGCGGGAGCATCACCTATGCCACCTGGGCCGGTGGCAGCACTGGCGTTGCGGGTGGCTCTGAGACGGTCCCGAAAAACATTGCTTATCCGGGCCGAATGAAAATGATCTGAGGTTCCAATGAATATCTATTTGTTTGACCCGTTCGGCATTCTGACCGGACCGTTTAAGTTGTCTGATTTTCCGGAGGTCCCGGGATTTGGCCAGCATCTACCGGGCAATACCATCGAGCTGGAAAATCCTTTGGCCCAACCCGAGGCTGGCCACGTATGGGTGCTGGTCGAGGGGGAGCCGCAACAATTGGCCGACTATCGCGGGATGGTTTACCACACGGATACCGGCGCCGAGCAAGAGCATTTCGAGCTTGGCGATCTGCCCGAAGGACTGACCGCCAAACCCTGGCCCGGTCAGTCCTATGTGTGGGCTGGTGGCGATTGGGTTCTGGATGAGGCAGCGCAGATTGCCGCGGCGCAAGCGGGTGAGCGAGCGTGGCGCAATCGTGAGCTATTTGCCTCGGATCGACTGGTGTCACGCCATCGCGACCAGCACGAAGAAGGCGACGTCACGACGTTGACGTCCGAGCAATACGTTGAGTTGCAAACGTATCGACGACAGTTGCGCGATTGGCCGCACGCCCTTGATTTTCCCGACAGCGCCGAGCGCCCCGCGCCGCCGAGCTGGCTGCACCCTGACATTCCCCACGCCGCGTAAGCGGTTTTTTTACGCCTGCCGCAAGCCCTGACGGGGCGTGAGGGTGGGCTTTTTCATGCTGGAGATAAGTAATGGCAGCTGACTATCTGCACGGGGTCGAGCAGTTCTACATTGATAATGCCGGTCGTCCGATTGAAGTATTGGCCGCGTCGACCATTGGCTTGATCGCCACCGGTACCGACGCCGATGCCACCGTGTTCCCATTGAATGTGCCGGTGCTGTGCAACAGCGAAAAACTGATCGCCAAAGCCGGCACGTCAGGCACCCTGCGTCTCGCCCTGGAGGACATCTACCGCCAGATCGGCGCGGTGGTCGTGGTGGTGCGTGTCGCCGAGGCCGTCGACCTGGATCCGGTCGAGCAGGAGAAAAAGCAGATCGCCAATGTGATCGGCCGGCAGGACAACGAAAGCGGCGAATACACCGGACTCAAGGCGTTGCTGGCAGCCGAGTCGCTGGTCGGCGTGCGCCCGCGGCTGATCATCGCCCCGGAGTTCAGCCACTTGACCGGCGTCGGCGCCGAAATGGAGGTCATCGGCAAAAAGCTGAGTGCGATCCCGATTATCGACGGCAGCGAAAGCGGCTTTTCCGAGGTGCTCGATGAGTGCGAACTGTACGACGAGGTGTTGTTCGTCAACTGCGGGATCAAGGTCCTCGACGAAAACGGCGACGTGGTGACGCGCAAGGCCTCGGCCACGGTCGCCGGCCATATCGTGCGTGTCGACAACGAGGAAGGCTATTGGCACAGCCCGTCGAGCCGCAAGATCTACGGCATCCTCGGCACATCCGAACTGATCGACCATGCGATCGGCAGCACCACCAGCAAGGCCAACTTGTACAACGGCAGCAACATCACGGTGATTGTGCAGCAGCAGGGCGGCTTCTATCTGTACGGCAACCGCCTGGCCAACGGCGTGATGTTGCCGCACCAGCGCATCCGCTACATCGTCGGCGATTCGATCCTGTATGCGCATCAGGAACTGGTCGACCGCAACATCACCAAGGGCTACGTCGACGGTGTGAAAAACCGGGTCAACAAGCTCCTGCGCCGATTGCTGACACGTGAAGTGATCGCCGGCGGCGAGTGCTGGGTCGACAAGGAACTCAACGTCGAGGCTATCGGGACCGCCCAGGTCTACTGGGACTACGACCTCGGTTTCTTCGATATTGCCGAGCGCATGACTTTCCGTCAGCACGTCACCGACCGCTACAACGAAGCCGTTTTTGAATAAGGAAACCTGATCCATGGCCAAGCTGCCCAGCATTCTGGTGGACATCAACTCGTTCTTTCGAGACGAGTCCTTTGCCGGTACCTGCAACACCGTGACTTTGCCCAAGGTCGTGACCAAGACCATGGACCTGGTCATGTCCGGCGTCGGCGGCGACATCGAGCGCAGCCTGTCGCGTCTGGAAAAACTCGAATGCGAGGTGACCATTTCCGACTACTCCCCGCGCATCACCGACCTGCTCGGTTCACGCGCGAGCCGCGAAGAGGTGTTTGTCCTGCGCGGCGCCCTGGATCGTGACGACGGGGTGAAAACCGTGGTGATTCGCCTGCAGGGGTTTTGGAAGTCGACCGAGTTCAGCGATTGGGCGCCGGAGCAAGAGGCGACCATGAAGTTCGCCATTGCCGTCGAGCTGTTCCACTTCGAAGTGGACGGGCGCGAGGTGATCTACATCGACAAGCTCAACAACATTTTCCGGGTCAATGGCAATGACCGGAACAAGGAAATTCGCGCCGCGCTGGCCCAGTAAGGCCAGCGTTTTTTCTGTGCACTCCACTCGTACAAGGATTTATCCATGAAAACTGTTCTGCTGATCAAACCCCTGAAACAAGGTGAAAACGAAATCACCGAAGTCACTCTGCGTGAGCCAACGACCGGCGAACTGCGAGGTCTGGAGATGTTCCAGATCTTGCGCATGGACGTGAACGCGCATCGCACCCTGGTACCTCGCCTGTCCAAGCTCAGTGCCAATGAGTTTGACATGCTGGCTCCGCGCGACTTGCTGAAGGTGCAGGAGGAAATCGTCGGTTTTTTCACGGAATAACGGCCATCCCGCCGGACGTGATGGCGGTTGAGGCCGACCTGTACCTGGTGTTCACCGGGTGGGACGCGCTGACCACTGAACGCATGAGCCTGGACCTGCTGATGCGCTATCACCGTATTGCCATCGAGCGCTACGAACGAGGCAAGGAAGGCAATAAAGACTAGTAAGGCCTGGCCGAGCGCTCCCGAGTGGGCGCTCGGTCCCTTTTTTTGGGGAAGAAAATGTCCAGTTCGATGCGCCTCAACCTGATCATGGGCATGGTCGACAAGATCACTGGCCCGATTCAGAAGGTCACCAGCGGAACCCAGCGCATGGGTAAGCAGGTCACCGATACCCAGGGCCAACTGACTCGACTGGGGAACACGTCCAAGGATATCGCCAACTATCGTGGACTCGAAGAGCGCAGCGCGAAAACGGCCGCCGCCCTGGCGCAAGCCCAAGCCAAGGCGAAAGTCTTGGGCCAAACCATGCGTGACACGGCGGCGCCTACGCAAAAGATGACAGCTGCGTTTGAGCGAGCAACGGCTCAGGTAAAACGCTTGCAGGGGCAGCAGCACGCCGAGCGCCTAGAGTTGCAGCAAACCAGTGCCAGGCTCAAGGCGGCCGGTGCTTCCACGGCCAGGCTGGGCGAAGCGACCCGCCGAATTACGGCCGAAACCAAGCGTTACAACGAGCAGCTGGCCAGGGAACAAAAGGCCCTGCAGCAAGTGGCGCAAAGACAGCAACGATTAGGCGAAATCAGGCAGCGTAATAAAGACATACGCATGTCCGCCACTGCCGATGTGGTTGGTGTCGGTGCGGCGGTGTTCGGTATTAAAAAACTGGTCGACGCCTATGGCGATGTGGCCGCCGCGCAAGGCGAAATCCAGTCGCTCGGGATCGATCCGAAGGGCATCGATGCCATTACGGCCAGCGCCAAGGCGTTCTCCGATCAATGGGCGGGCACGACCACGGGTGATTTTATCCGAGCGTCCTACGACATCAAATCGGGTATTTCCAGCCTGAGTGACGCGGCGGTCGGCGAGTTCACCCGGATCGCTGCATTAACAGGCCTGGCCACCAAATCGAATACGGCGCAGATGACCGGTTTGTTTGCCACGGGCTACGGCATCTATCGCAAGCAGTTCGAGCAGTTTGGCGCGGGGACAATCAAGGGCTGGGAAGCGCTCGGTGCTGCAGAGCGCGACATGAAGTTCGGCGAGTATTTTTCGTCAGGCATTGCGAGCAGTGTTCGTGCCTTTAAAACGGACGGAGCGCAAATGAGTGCGGCTATTTCAGCGCTGGGCGCTGAGGCCACCTCGGCCAATGTGCCATTTGCCGAGCAGCTGTCGATCCTTGGCATGCTGCAGCAGACTATGTCGGGCTCCGAGGCGGCGACCAAGTACAAGCGCTTCCTGGCATCGGCCGGCGAGGCAGGGGAATCGATGGGCCTCGACTTTCGAGACGCTAACAACCAGCTGCGCTCGATGCCGGAAATTCTGGAACAGCTGCGCGGCAAGTACGGCGAAACTCTTGACGATATTGAATCAGCGGAACTGAAAAAAGCATTTGGCACTAAAGAAGCGGTTGCGATGATCAAGCTTCTTTACCCAGAAGTGGATGCGCTCAAAGCCAACATGGAGGGGCTGGACGAGAGCCTGCGCACCGGCATGGCGACCACCAACGATATGGCCAACGCCATGATGGGCGACCCTATCTCGTCCTTTGGGTTGCTGAGCCAGCGCGTGCAAAACGCCAGTGCCGCCATCGGCAAGGTTTTCGCGCCGTCGATGATGGCTGTCGCCGGAGCCTTGGGCACTGTCGCCCTGTTCGTCTCCGGCCTGGCTGAGCGCTTTCCGTTTCTGATTCAGGTCGTGGGGTATGCCGTCGTCGGCCTGATTGCGCTGAAGATGGCCAGCATCGCGGCGCGCTTCTCCTTCGCGTTTTTTTCCGATGCCCTGCTGCTGGCCAGGCGCATGTTGATGTGGTTCACCGTGGCCAACTTGCGCGCTCAGGCGGCGTTACTCGTAACGCGGGTGCGCACCATGGCCGCCACCGTGGCGATGGTGGCAATGAGTGCGGCCAGCCGGGCCATGGCCGTCGGCGCGGCGATCATGACCGGCGCTCAATGGGCGCTTAACGCCGCCATGATGGCCAACCCCGTCGGCTTGGTGATCGCGGGAATACTGGCGCTGATCGCCGTGGTGGCGCTGGTGATTGCCTATTGGGAGCCGTTGGCGGCGTTCTTTGGCCGCCTATGGGACGGCATCAAGACGGCATTTTCAGTGGCTTGGGATGTTATCAAGACGTTGTTGTCCTTTACCCCACTGGGGTTATTGAGGCCGGCGTGGGAGCCACTGAAGGCATTTTTCAGCGGTATCTGGGCGAGCATCAGCATGGTGTTCTCGGCGGCTTGGAACTTCATCAAAGCGCTGATGAACTTTGCCTTTGTCTGGACCGTGATCCAGGTATGGGAGCCCCTGCTGGGATTCTTTAGCGGGCTGTGGGAGCGAATCAAGGCTGTGTTTGTCGCGGCTTGGGATGTGATCAAGACGTTATTGAGTTACACCCCGCTTGGTCTTCTGTTGCAGTGCTGGGACCCCTTGGTGGCATTTTTTGAGGGGTTATGGGATCGAATCAAGGCGGTCTTTAGCGGCGCGACCCAGTGGCTGGCCGATAGCGTGTTGGCGCCGATCATGTCGATTCTGGACAAGGTGGGCGGCTTCTTCGGTCATGGTGCGGTCGCCATCACTCAGACGATCAATGACGCGACCGCCTCGGTGAATACGGCGGCGATGGTCACGGCGGCAGGTGCGGGTGCAGGCGAGGTGCCCGGCGAGGGACCTGTCGTGCACGCCGGTGGTGTGGGTTCTGTGGCATCGCCTGCAGGGCGCCCCGCGAATCCGCCGGCGAACGTCAACCAATACGGTGGCATCGTCGTGCACGGCGCGCCGGGTATGTCCGAGGAAGAGATTGCGAAGAAGGTTCGTGCCGAGCTGGATGCCCGCGACCGTCAGGCGGCCACCCGACAGCGTGGGCGCCTGGCGGATGGCTAAACCGCCCAATGGATAGATGAGGAGGGAACAACGATGGCCGAAACAATGATGGCGCTGGGGTCTTTTCGCTTCAGCGTGGCCACCGCCGAGTATCAAAGCCTGGCGACGGCAATGGCCTGGCGCTGGGCGAAAAAGGATCGTTACCAGCGCAAGCCCGGCAAACAGTTCCACGGACCGGACAGCACCACCAAGACCTTGGACATCACCGTCTGCCCTGACAGCCGTGACGAGCTGCTGGCTCTGGAACGCTTGCGCGAGCTGGGGGACGCCGGCAAGCCGCTGCGCATGGTCGCGGGCAGTGCCGTGATGGTCAGCGGCGCGTTGACGCAATCAGGTGCAGATATGGGCTTGTGGGTGATCGAAAGCCTGAGCGTCACCGACGACAACTTCATGCGCGATGGCACGCCATTGCTGCGCAAAGGGACGCTGGTGATATCCGAATATGGCGAAGATGGAGAGAGTTAACCATGCAGTACCGAACCCAGCCGGGCGACATGCTCGACGCGATTTGTCACCAGTATTACGCCGGTCGCCCGGGGGCTACCGAGGTGGTGCTGGAGGCCAATCCGGGGTTGTGCGAACGGGGGCCACTGTTGCCCGAGGGAATATTGATTGAACTGCCGGCGCTACCGCCGCCACAAGCGCCGGGGCAGGTGTCACTTTGGGATTAAGGAAAAACCATGAAGGAAGCTGACTATCGAATCGTCGCCGACGGTGCCGACATCACGAGCATGATCCGCAAGCGCTTGATCAAACTGACCGTGCAGGATTCGGCCGGTGAGGCCAGCGATACCGTGGCCATCGAACTCGACAACCGCGACAACCTGATTCGACTGCCGCCGACCGGCGCCGGCCTGCAGGTCTGGATGGGGGAGGCCGACGCACTGGTGTACAAGGGGTTTTATGAGGTCGACGAGCTGGAAGAACCGCTCGATGATCAGGCCCTGGTGATCCATGGTAAAGCGGCCAAGATGAAAAGCACGATCAAGGCGCCACGTGACGCGTCACACGACGAGGTCACCCTCGGGGCGTTGGTTGCACAGATCGCGGAACGTAACGGCTATCAGGCAGCCGTGGCGCCGGCGTTGGCCGATCACCTGTTCCAGCACATCGACCAGCGTGCGGAGTCCGACATGAACTTGCTGACGCGCCTGGCGCGGGAATTGGACGCGGTGGCCAAGCCCATCGGCGAGCGGCTGGTGGTGGTGCCCAAGGGCGAGGCCAAGACCGTCAGCGGCCAGGCGCTGCAGACGGTGGTGATTGATGACCCGCAGAACAGTAGCGGTCGGGTGGTCATTCAGGATCGCAATGACTACGGGCAAGCGTTGGCCAACTGGTTCAGCGAGGCCGAACAGCGCAAGGTGCCGGTGGTGGTGGGTTTGGTCGATGGAGCGGTGGCGGTGCTGGGCGACGCTGCACAGTTGCCCAGCGAAGGCGAAGCGCCGTCGCGCTATGTCATCCGCAAGACGTACACCGACGAGAAAAGCGCCAAGGAAGGGGCGGTCGCGCAGCTGAAAAAACTGCTTCGCGGCAAGTCGACGATGTCGCTCGTTCGACCCTTGATGCCGTCCATTGTGGCCGAGGGCCGACTGGACGTACGCAACCATCGCACCAGTGCCAATCAACTGTGGCAGATCGAATCGGTGACCCATGTTATCGGCTCGGGCGAGGTGGCGTCGTCAACCATGGAGTGTGTGATTCCCGCCAAGTAGCGCCCCCTAAAAGAAGCGAGTCAGTTGGATGCGTCAACATCCAGCTGACTCGCTGTACCCGCAGATCCTGCCTGCAAGTCCAGCCAAGGCTCCTGCTCCGTGCACAAAGCGCGGCGAGCCTGTCACCTGTTTATCCATGCAGTAATCGTCTTGCTATCTATGTCCACACCCATCATCCCTTGGATGGGCGGCAAACGCCGCTTGGCCGACCGCCTCATTCCGCTTTTTCCGCCACACGAATGCTATGTCGAAGTCTTTGCCGGCGGCGCCGCGCTGTACTTCATGCGTCCCCAGGCAGCCCCGGTCGGAGTCCTCAACGACATCAACGGCGACTTCGTGACGTTTTACCGCGTCGCGCATGCTGTCAGAGTCGCGAATGCCCAATGCTATGATCAACTCCGTCGGCAATTAGGTGTGGGAGCGGCGCGCCACCAAGTCAGTGGCGGCGCGACAGCTAATGTAACTTATTGATATAGAGCAAAATATATGGATTTTCCGTATTTCACAGTCACAGTCACAGTCACAGCCTCCGCGATAGCAATCAAAAACTTAGGGGGCCGCTGATTAATTCGAAATCCAGCTATTGCTCCCTCCCTTTATAACTCAGGGCTTGCAAGGCATCCATGGTGCGAAAAACGAATTAATCAGCGCCTCCTTAGTTTCCTTTAATTATCAACTTATCGGCAATTGGCCGGCACATGCGCTGCCAGCCCAGCAGTCTGTTTACACACCCATGTCATTGGGGCGTCAGGAGCAGCTTGCTTAGGTGTCAGGGTAAATACTGGTTGGGTCGCGGCCCCGGTGGCTCGTGTTGTAACAGTAATCACACCGGTCGTGGGGGCTATCGCAATGCTTGCCACATATGGGCTGCCGTTTGCTGGGAACGTATATCCAGAGTTTGCAACGGTCAAGTTGGCAAGACCACCCAGAGACGCTGCGGTTTCAGCAACAGCCAGCTCTGCGGCGGTAGCCAACGTCACCCCTTCGGTGACCTTTGTTCGAATCAGATAGTTTTGATACGCCGGAATCGCGAAAGCAGCCGCAATGCCGATAATTGCGACAACGATCATCAGTTCGATGAGTGTGAAGCCCTTTTGTAGGTTTTTCATATTAATTCCTTTTAGACGATAGGTAGTTTTACTTTGTACACCAGCCCAGCAATCAACGTGTCAGCAATACCATGTTATTCCACCCTCGACGATACTCATCAGTAAAAATTTTCAACCTTGCCGAAAGCCTACCTGGCACTAAAACTACTATGCAAAAAATGGCGCCACTCTCACTATGCCATATTGAGCATCACACTAAACGGCAAAACGTCGTAAGCCCTTTACCTGCTCCAGGGCAATCAAGTGTCCACCCGCGGCCGCTTTAGCGATCCACATAATTCCTATATTTTTGTCTGCAGGCACGCCCATCCCGGCCGCATAACATTGTCCAAGAAGGTGCATTGCATCCCGATGACATTGTGCGGCAGCGGCAAGCCACCAGTAAAATGCGGCTTTTTTATTATCCAGATCGAAAAACAATAGCCCGGCATCGTTCTGTGCATCTGCATCGCCAGAATCAGCACACAAGATTAACTCTAGGCCGCCGGGTTCAGGTGGTATCGATAGGAAGTCGCTCACAGAATCAAGTGAAAGCATGGTTCTCCCTTTCGAGTCGTTGCAGCTCTTTAACTCTGGATTTTGGGAGATCCTTTGCCGCCAAGTACGCCTACTGCAATCGCTAATCGCAATAACGGCATCAAGACTGATCAATTTCACACTTCCTCCTTGGTATCATTAGATGTGGTGCGCACTTGAGGCTTAATCAATCCCCTCACACCCCGTACGACCTGAAAAATACGCGCAATAAAATTTTTTGTTCTCTTACGGGCCACCTACTTTAGACCTTCTCGACTTTCAGCTCGGTGCAAAATCGAAAAAGGCAATACAAATGCTAGTCGTAAAATCACTTAACCGCCACGCTGAGTATTGTGTTCGCGCTTGGGGGCAATCTGCTGATCAGTAGCCCCTGGTTTCACCCTCGCCCCTTCATGCTGGGACCAAACACCTAGCTTGAGGTCGCGATTCGTAACCGCGTGGGCTGCATCTCCACCAACTTGAAGACGTTCCGTCTGGCCTGACGCAATTGTAGGGGCAGTTCCTGTACTTCGTTTCCGGCATGCACACGTGATGGACGCAGGTTTCGATTTCGGTGGGAGAGCCCAGCCAATCGGAGGTGTCGTTGATGCCTCAAGTGGATGCCATTTTTATGTACGGCAATCGAGGAGAGTGCTGAGTACGATTTGAGGCGACGAGGTGGAGTAGGTTTGGGATTGTGTCTTGCGTTTGAAGGGATTGCGTTAGGTCGACAGAACGCCAGGGAGGATTTTGAAAGCTGCCTAAAACCACCGCGATCTATCCCGGATTTACTGGGCCAAACCGCAGCCTTATGAAGATTGAACTTTAGACAGCGGCAAGCTGAGCCCCTTTATCTGTAAGGCTTGCATCAATCTCCAGCCCATACTGCTGCATTACTGAGGTGTGACATTGTGATGGGCTTTCGCACGGCAGAACCCCCCGGTGTCAGGATAGTTGTCGTCTCTCCGGTTTTTCCTGCAAAAGCATATCGGGGGCGGAAAGAGACTGGTCATGCCGTACTATTCACCTGAACGCAGAGCCGCATTACTCAAGATGCTGCT